AACGAGACTACTGATGTTGGTACCGCTACCAGATCAGTCCGGATTGATGTCACTAACCAATTTGGAAAAACCTTTCAGGGCGTAGAACTCCGAGGAGGTGTTTTCACCCCTCTGGCTAAAGCTCTAGAACATCTCAGAAAAGAACCAGTTCACTTTAGTCTCCCCCACCCAAATGAGACCACAGTGGAAGAATGTATTCCACAACCTGACGTGGAGGAGAAAACCGTTGTCGGACCTCCGCTGACCAGTATACTGACTAAAGAAAAACCCGTGGAGCAGCCGAAGAAGGAGGTACATATTCACGATGATAAGGAAGCTCTCAATGGGTGGTTGTGGGTGGACGACTTAGACCTCACTCAAACTGGTACGTTGCGAGTGTTGGGGCTAACCTTGGCTGAATCGTTTGGTTGGTTGCAAGTTGGCGACATGATCGTCATGGTTGATGATAAAGAGGTCACCAGTAGGGACGAGTTGGTTGCAACGATTCGTGGCAAGACCAGTGTCAAGATTGGTGTCTACCGTGTCACAGTTAGGGTGGTGACAGTTTCAAAAGCCCCCTTGAGAGTTGAATTGGATCAAAAGCTGAAACCGGGTCTCGTCGAGGCCGAAGGTAGTGTTCTGAAGGTTTGTGGACCACTTGTTATTCAGTCAAAGGTGACTCCATTACATATCAGCACCTTGCGAAGAACATACAAAAACCTGATTGATGAAGCAGTTAGACTTGAAGCTACATGGATTGCTACTCCTGTTATAGGACTTGAAGACGGTTTTACAGCCGGCTGTGCCATTGATACAGCAATCCAAACGCTTGTGGACTATGGTCGTAGTACAGGAGTCACTGTGGACGTTGTTTGTTCAGATCCAGTCCATTTCAAAATGGCAACTGCGGCAGCGACTGAGTATTTACTCCCGTCCGTTCATGAAATCTGCATCATGGCAGTTCAGGGTTTCTTCACATTGGAGGAAGAAGAGAAGGAACTAGATGAAGAGGTGGAAGTTGACGTGGTTAATGAACCGGTTGTTGTTGCCCAAGTTGTAGTACCAGAGGTTGATGATGGTAAAGATCGTGGTCCACCACCAGATGTCTTCTCTGATTCCACTTACACCAATATTCAAGATCTCTTAGTTTGGGCTAGGGGATTTAATAACCACTGCTGGTTGGTCACGGGTTTGAAGTTTTTAAGTACATACTACCCTAACATTAAGTTGACGACCACAGAGATTGAGAAAGTTCTATCTGACAATGCTATAGTGCTAGGAGAGCAAAATGACGCCTGTGAGTTTGTCCAAGGTGTTCTGACATATTGTACGGGTGGTGATGCTAACAGTCTGGTGAGTGTTGAATCCAGCCACCCCAACGCCATGGTCTATGACAAGGATGCTAAACACTGGGGTACAGGTATCCCAGGTCAAAACTGGATTGTTAGAACCGACAACAAGATTACCAAAGAACTCCGACTGTTCCATAACAGTCTACGACACCACTGGAAGAAAATGCCGAAAGTTGCAGATCGGCTCCCAAAGAAGTACAATCAAATTTACTCCATCTTGGGTAAAGTTTCAAAAGGGAGGCAATGGGTTGATTTGTGCCCGGCCAAAGGACACGGTCCGAGGGAGTTCCAAGACCGCAATATACCACTGACCACTGTTTTCCATGACTTCCCTGGTTCTCTGAAAATGCGTGAGGATGTCAAACCCACACAAACGTGCCTGCACAGATTGGAGGATTGTAGTTGTATAGAGGAGTTCTCTTCTGCGGACAATGTGGTCATGATTGATCTGGCCATTGATGGTACTTCAGTTTCCGAGGACCAATATGGCCACAATGAAGAGACTTTTGAAAAGATTGCCCGACGGGCTGACAGTGG